CAATACTTAAACCATAAATACTATTAGTATTTAATGTAATATTACAAATCTACAAAATGTCACTGATCGTTGAATATATCAAATTAAGCAAAATGCATAAGGAAAAGTCAGGACCGATGACAATTGTGTTAATGCAGGTTGGAAAGTTTTTTGAGATATATGCTTTAGAAGATGATAGAACTGCATTGATGGAAGTATGCAATATATTAAATATGACGCTAGTGCGCCGTGATGGAAAATCTGGAAAGAATGCAGATGTCTCTGTAAAAAATCCATTATTCTGTGGATTTCCTGAGATATCTCTCCAAAAGAATATTAGGAAATTAGTTGAGTGCTCATATACTGTGGTTGTTTACCACCAAACCGGTAATAATGAATCAACTGGAAAACAAAATAGAGAATTACTTGGAATTTATAGTCCAGGAACTTTTGTTAATGATGAAGCATCATCTACTCAAGATGGAACAACGATGGTTGGTGTTTATATTGAGAATTTTGAACAATTAAATGGTAAAACTCTATGTGCCATGGGATTCTGTTCAATTGATCTTGTCACTGGACGAGTGCTGGTACATGAAGTACACGGTAAGGCAGATGAACCAAATTTACCATTCGATGAGCTTGTACAACTTGCACAGAGAGTATCTCCAAGGGAGGTTGTAATTCGAGCAGTCGGCGATTCATATAAGAATGCCGCCAGTTGTTTTGAACTTGATGCTAATTTAATCCATGATAGAAAGGAGGTGCCGAAAGATTATGATAGATTAGCATTTCAAAATGAATTACTTGAAAGAGTATTTGGAAAGAGATCTCTAAGTCCCATTGAAGAACTTGGCTTAGAACGATCTCCATTCATGGTTAAGGCACTTGTACTTATACTTGAGTGGGCATGGGATCATGTAAATACACAGATGAAAGGTCTTAGAGATCCAGAGAGAGTTGAGCCTAATAGGTTAGTACTTGGAAATAGTGCAATCTATCAATTAAATGTATTGGAGAATACAATGTTAGAGGGTAATCAGAGAAAAGGTATTAGATCTTTATTTGATGTAGTTAATTCTGCAACTACTGTGATTGGGAGACGATATCTAAAACGTCAATTAACTAGTCCTTTAATAGATCCAGAAGCAATTAAGGCTAGATTAAATAGTGTTGAAAAATTAGTAAAGGATACTGATCTTTGCAAGAATATTGGTATGGCTCTTACAGGAGTAATGGATATTGAAAGATTACATCGCAGAATGGTTGTTGGTAGTTTAGGTCCGAATGAATTTCTTGCATTGCATAATAGTTATGAAAGTTTACTCTCAATGAATAAATGGGTAAAGGAAATAAAGGATGTTGATTCATCTTGGCTATCTGATCTCAAAAAGATTGTTGTACAATATAAAACTAATATTAGAATGGATCGAATCAGAAATGGTTGGAATCTAACAGATATTAGGGAGAATTTATTTGCTCATGGTGTTGATACAAAACTAGATGATATGGATACGGAGTTAGATGAACATGTATCTTTTATGACTAAAACAATTAAGGTATTTTCTGATCTCCTAGATTGTAAATTAGAATTAGTTAATACAGATCGAGATGGTTATCTTATCAGAACTACTACATTGAGAGGAAAGGCATTAGTAAAATTGTTAGAAAAGAAGAGTGTTACTATTGATGGAGTAACAATAAATAAGGTTGAGATTAAGGCTGTCGGTACTGCATGTCGTATATTATTTCCGGAGTTTACTAAACATGGTGAATCCAGAAGGAAGATCGAGACTCAATTATCACAGAGAATGCGTAAATTATGGACACGCGTTATGTTAAGAATATATAATCGTTGGGAAAGTGTTCTTATAAGAACTGTTGAGGGTGCAAGTCATATTGATTTTTTAGTGTCATGTTCCAAGACAGCAATAAATAACAATTATTGTAGACCAGATATTATTGATGCAAGTAAGGATGGCCATTCGATGGTAAGTTGTAAACAAATGAGACATCCAATTATTGAACAATTGATTGAATCGACATATGTTCCTCATGATATTTCTCTTAGTGCAGAGGGGATATTATTATATGGATCTAATGCATCTGGTAAATCAACCTTATCAAAATGTTTGGGATTGTTAACTATTATGGCACAATGTGGCATGTTTGTTCCTGCAAAAAGTATGAAGATTATTCCTTATCGATATTTATTTGCCAGAATTACTGGAAATGATAATATTTTAAGAGGTCTCTCATCTTTTGCAGTGGAGATGTTAGAATTAAAGGCGATGTTAAAGAATGCTGGATCTAATAGTCTATTTGTTGGGGATGAATTGTGTAGAGGCACAGAAAGTATGAGTGGTACGGCAATTGTGGCCGCAGCAGTAGAACAATTGGCAAAGAGTAAAACAACATTTATTTTTGCAACTCATTTGCACGATCTACCATCAATTCCTGAAATTCAATCATTAAAGAATGTTAAGGTGTTCCATATTCATAGCACATATGATAAGGAAACAGAGAGAATTACATATGAAAGAGATCTCCGTCCTGGTCAAGGAGATACAATTTATGGTCTTAATGTTGCTTGCTCGATGCTTAAGAATACAGATTTTATGAATCGTGCAAATCATTTTGCAAAACATCTTACTGGTGAAAAGGGTGAACTTGTTGATAAAAGACAGAGCAAGTGGAATGCTGATATATATCTTACAGAATGTACAATTTGTAATTCGAAAAATGAATTAAATGTGCATCATATCCGCCATCGATCAAAATGTGTTGATAAATTTTCTGATCATATTCGCCAAGATTCTAAAGGAAATTTGGTTGTATTATGTAGAGCATGTCATGAGAAAGTACATGCAGGAGCAATTGAAGTATCTGCATGGGTGGATACATCATTAGGCAGAGAACTTAAATGGCATCATACTGTTAAGAAGGAAACAGAGAAAGCAATCTTAAAAATGCGCTTAAATTATGATGAGGGAGATTGGAAGAAAGGATGGGCTCATTCAGCGGCAACAAAAGAACTGGCTAAAATTGGACATATTGTAACTACTGATCAAGTAAGAGAAGGTTGGTGTAATGAGAAGAACAGTAGCAAGAAATGCCACGCGTAAATAAATATTAATAGTTATATGTAAATTTAAATTTACATATTCATAAAATAACTTACCATCTGATGATAATCTTGACCGCCAGGATAACTACCTTTAGGGGGCATACATAATAGTTCGCTATGGATCCATCTTACTTGTCTTAATTTCCTCATTCTGATTTTCTTAAGACAATATCTACCAAAGTTTTTTAATATTTTGTAAAAACTAATTATTTGTTTATATGTGTATTCTCGATAATAAATCCACCATTCCTTATATCCATCTATTATATTTTCAATTGCAGGCAATCCATTAGCACGATGTAGTTTTCCATATTCATACCAGTATTTATTATCATTATCATTGGAAAATATCACAGCAGGCAATCCATTATCACGATGATAAAATTTCCATTTACATACCAGTGTTTATCACCATTTGCTCTTTCAATAGCAGGTAGATTATTATCGCGATGTCTTTTTCCATTTACATACCAACATTTATCCCCAAACACAAATTCAACTGCAGGCAAATCATTATCTCGATGTAATTCTTTATTTTCATTATACCATCTTTTAGTTAAAAATTTATCAATTTCCATTGTCATTTTTGTTTTGGATAGAGAGTGCACCCGCTTGTATTATTAATTTAGTATTATTAATAAGGTTTATTTAAGTAAAATACAATTCAATTTTTTATATACTCATAAAATAACTTACAATTTTATGATAATATTGGTTACCTGGACAACTACCTCTTTTCAATCTCTTATTCAAAGAGCATTTACTTGCTGATAGATAGTTCGTAAACTTCTACTCACAATCCTATTCATAGGACGATATGCTTTTGCGATTTGTGGATAATATCTAAAATGCTTGCAGTACATTGCCGCTGATGGCATATATTGTACTTTCTGTTTTTTATATAGTGCCATTTTATTAACTTATACTTATATAATTATATCTCTATAGATTTATTTACTGTAGTTGTATTATTTAAATATTTATTTAGTATACTTTCTGCAATTAATTGATTTATTCCTCTACGAGAAAGATCTACTGCCTTATCAGTTACATTTACTACACGAAATGCACATATCGATCCAATAGGAGAATGTTTAATAATAGATGATGTTTTCCTCTGAGACATTTCCTGAATTGAAACAAATGCAATTCTATTATCGTATTCCAATAAAATCACAAATAATCCAACTTCTGTGATTTGTTCAACCTTTGCAACAACAATTGTATCACGACATAATGCATTGCTCATATTTGATATATTAAGTATATTGATCTACAATTCTGTAGATCAATTTATTCTATTAAATTATTTATAAGTCTCGTGTATCATCCTCACTTTGACTTGAATCACTGTTACCAGATGCATCATCTGAACTTTCTTTTGATACCTGCTCCTCATCGGTAGGATACGATGTTTCACTATCACTATTACTATCATCATCAGTAATATTATTTTCAATATTGAATTTTCTCAGTCTCTTCCTCTCAGCAATAGTATCAACATGATTAATATTAATAATTACCAATGAACGATCGCATGCAGCAATTTCTGTACAATCATATCTCGCATCACAGCCTTCAAAATGACGATCGAGTAGCAAACAGAAATCTTCTAAATATTCTTCAAGGCCCGTATTATCACAATTTCTGTAATCAATAGTATTAGTTAATGAAATATCGCTAAGTGGCTTTTCTTCAGAACGGCGATGAATTCCCCATGTATTATCATCAATATCGACTCCTCCACCAATCCATTGATAACGTGCCAATAAGTAGATCGCTTTCTCAATAACTGCATCATCATTAAATGGTAGTTTCACTGCCGGTTCTAGATAACGTAATTCGTAGCTCAGCAGAATATTATCGATCTGTCTTTTATTTAGTAATTTCATAGCAAATTTAGAACGATCCTCCTCACTTGATTTATCAAGTTTCTCAAATAATGCAGGAGTAGGTTCCTCCGGATGATCATCGATTTCTTGTTCATTTCTGAATAACTCATCTAATCCCAATGGGTATGTTTTCAGTATATTGATCTCGCGCAATCTTTCATTGACAACTTTTAACTCATCAATAGTACGCTGTTCTCTCTCATTAATGCGCTGCCACACAGTTTTTTGTACATTACTAGAAACAATAGTATTGTTATTATCTAATGATAAATTATCCATGTACCGAGATAGTAGGCGTGGCGAAAATCTCCCTGCGAATGGATTCGCAGATGAAACAAGAGGACTATTTAGAATCCTCTGAGAATCATTATTAATTGATTTATTTTCACTGGCAGCTTGAGCCTGTGGATTACCAATATAATTAGAAAGTGCCTCAGAAATTGAAGTTTTTACATCCAGTTGCTTTGGACTATCCCCCCCTGTATATGGAGATGACCATAAGCCACTCCCCTCCTGAAGCTGAAGACTGGATCCATTAACTTGTTCTTGCTGTGACATTTATTAGATTTGATACTTGTTTTGATATAAAACCACCGGTTAATTAACAATTGCATCAATTTTTTAAACTCAATTACATAAAAACAATACTTAACAGACCAAGTAAAACTACGCGATGATCCTGCATATTTGAATGATGTGCGCGATAAAGTAATAGATGAATTCGGAGGATATTTAGGTATAACTTTTGAAGGAACTATTCAAAATTATTTAAATATAAATCATAATGAAATTGTCCAGATTCCAATAATAATAGTAGAATTGTATCCAAATGATAATAACTTTAATATTATTAAACATACAAATATAAAAACTCTCAATGCTAATTCAATCGAAAGATTAAATAGTGTAAATAATCCATCATTTTGCCTATATTACAGAGTATTTGAAAAGTTAATAGAACACTAATTATAAAAAAGCCTAAACTATTATAACATATTTATTTTAAACAACTAAATATGACGAATATACAAAATGAATCTGTAAAACTTGAAGATAGCCATTTGCGAATCGCAGTCGGCGGTAATGTTAATTCAAGTAAATCCAGTAGCGTGGGTGTATTAATGACAGGAGATTTAGATGATGGTGATGGTAGTGCAAGAAGAAATGTCTTAAAACTTCCCCATGAAAAATTAACTGGGCGTAGTTCATCTGTCAGTTATAATTACATTAAACATCCAATGCCAGATGGCTCAAGACGCATTGTCACAATGGTAGATTTATGTGGCCATTTAGCTTACATTCGCACCACATTATATGGTATAACAGCTCATCGAATTGATTATGGAATGGTTGTGGCAGGTTCAAACATGGGTATTAATCGATTAGAGGGTGGCAGTTATGCAAATTCTATTACGTCTGAACACATTAATGTTTTACATCAATTAAGTATTCCATTTTTTATTGTAATGAGTAAACGTGATCTGTGTACAGGTACTATTGATTCAGCATCATACAATTGTACTTGTGATACTCCTAAATGCGCATGTAAGGATGCTCTAGCTATTAATCCAGAGTATAATAAGACTCGTAAGGATATCGTTGATTTACTGAGAAGTCTTAGCTATCAACCAGTATGGGTAGATGGGCGCACAACTGATGCACTCCTTTCACCATGGACAGTTAAAATCTTAAAGATGATGTCAGGTACTAAGTTTGTTCCAATTATTGTTACATCAAATAAATCTGGATTTAATATTAATTTACTGCGAAATATTATTGTAAATCTTACACCACGAGTAAATCCAATTTATGATAATCCAGTAAATTCTACAATTTCATGTATGTTTTTCGTAGAGGCCCGCTATTGGAAGGATGGAATCGGGCTTATCATCTCAGGTACATTAAGAGGAAAAACAATCGAAATTGGTGATAAACTAATCCTTGGTCCGTTTGGTAGTGATGCAATTTGGCATGAAATTCGTATTAAAGGAATTCATAATAATCTCCGAGAACCTATTTCACAGATGACGCATGGCCAGACAGGATGTTTATCCATTGCATGTGTTGAAATTAAAAAGAAATCTCAGTTGCGCATAGGAATTGTGGCTGTATGTCGTAAAGAGGATGCTGTTTCGACTCGCGACTTTACAGCCGAAATTACAGTATTAAATCATGCAATATCAATTACAAATCATTATCAAAATAAAGGTGGTATTGAAGTAGTTAAACGCTATCAGGCAGTAATTCATTGTTTAAATATCAGACAAGCCGCATCAATGTATATCCCAGCTGGTGAATTTATACGATCTGGTGAAAAGAAAATTGTTGGATTTAAATTTTATAAACGTCAAGAATGTCTACAAATCGGTGCATCATTTTTGTTCTGTGAGGGAAAAACACGTGGTATTGGAAAAGTGTTATCCTATGGTCTACCTGCCATAAAAAGTATTATTTAATTTAAATTAAATATAGAAAATATTAGTATTTTCTATAATATATTATTTAATTTCATTTATGATGCAATACTTGCAATATCGACGAATGATAATAGAAGACCTCTGCAGCAGAAATCGCGAACTAACATTCTTGCAAGTTCAGCTTTACGATCATCCTTTTCCTCACGTGTAAGCTTAAGAGTATCTATTTTCCGCATATAGAGCTCATAAATGATCTGGATATGGCCGAGAACGGCTCCACAAGCTGGGCATTTTAGGAACAACATGGTGATATTTGACTGATTGCTTTCTATTCTTTATAAGGATATAGAGTTTATATCAATTTTTCCGCAATAAAGGTTATAGTACATATGAGTAATACTAGATCAGGCAATTTAACTGACCAGACATATGAGGGAGTTGATGCAAATAAATATGCCACAGATTCAAAGAAATTTAATACTGAATTTGATACTGTGATGGCTAAATATGATGCAGAAATAAAGGCCAAGGAGGATGCCCAACTTGGAGTATTAAATAGTGAATTAGATGAAATAGAGACAAAAGGATTGACTGATTTAACAATTGGCGAACTAATGCAAGATGGCACACAGCAGATATTTAATATGGTGTCTGGACAAAAAGAGGATGGCGGGATATTTGCGCAGAGACGATTGTTTTATTTAGGTATATTATGTATTTCAGTTGCACTAATGATATGGTTAGTTAATTCTTTATTAGAATAATTAATATTATAATAATTTTTACATTGATGTTGATCAATGTAAAATGAATGCAAACAATAAAGGAAAAATGCAAGGAATAGTTACACAGATGCAAGAGAATCCTTTCTCTCAGATGACACACAATGTTTATGCATGGTTCTCGAGTGTGATGCGGCGAAGGTTCAGATTTCCAGAACCATCGTTGTTGGTGATGTAGTGATTGCCACTGAGCACAATCTTGACATGCACTGAATAACCGCGCAGCTTCCCAAGAGGAGGATCCATATTGATGCACAGCTCCTCTTTTTTGTTGTAGCCAATGCAGATGCAGGTGATCTTGGCATCAAGATAATTGGCCATTCGCTCGATGTGCACTGCCTCCGGCATGCGTCCTGCAGAAAGACCAGACCATCCTCCGAGTATGCACATGTACTTGTAGATCGCCCAAGGGCTCAAAAATCCCATGCTGTCGAAAGGATGAACCATGCGCACTCCTCGATCTGTTTGGATAGGTACCTTTGCTGCACACTGGTATGTAGCGATCGCAGAACAGCACGGGATCGTTGTGATGAGGCGATCGCCATTGGAGTTTGGGGGGCTTGCCACCATGCTCACACCGATCACCAGGCTACCGTCACTGTAACTATCATCCACCTTTGCCCCCACAACTGCATGCGGATCATAGATAGCCAGCCATCCATTTTCGATGGATGTGCGCAGGATATCAGCATCGATATCGATATTCTCGAAATTTGGCAGATCTCGAGGTCTTGGAGACTGAGATACCGCCTGAGGTCTTGGAGACTGAGATACCGCCTGAGGTCTTGGAGACTGAGACGCCTGAGGTCTTGACGCTTGCGCCATCACCTGAGGTCTTGGAGACTGAGATACCACCTGAGGTCTCGGAGACTGAGACGCCTGGGGTCTTGATGCTTGCGCCATCACCTGAGGCCTTGATGCTTGCGCCATCACCTGAGGTCTTGATGCTTGCGCCATCACCTGAGGTCTTGAGGACTGAGACACCACCTGAGGTCTTGATGCTTGCGCCATCACCTGAGGCACCACCTGAGGTCTTGATGCTTGCGCCATCACTTGCGATAGAGAACTCGATGATTGAGATCTTTCCACTACATCTCGCTGAAGCATGATTCTTTGGAATTGAACAGTGTTTGACAGTTCTGCATTTCTCAGTTCGAGAAAAGAGATTCTCTGTTGCAGTGATGCGATGATCTCCTCATCTACTGACGTTCGCTGATTCTGAAAGTTATAGCGAGACATCTGGCAGGGGAAAGAGAGTTGGAAGGCAAGAGATGAGGTGCTTCTGAAGGTACAAATGGCTTGTATGGACTGGGTTGATTATATAAATTTTATATATAAATAACACTATCAGGAATTTGAAATTTCAATTTTTTGATAAGAACATTAATATAAATTAAATGAACCATTTATATGCGTCATTTTCGGCTAATTCTGGATATTTGAATGCTTTTGGTTCATCTGGAGAAGCTAAAACTTTCCATGATGTAGTGATTTCTAGTGGTTCCAATTTATCACGATATTCTAAAAGTACAAGTTGTAATTCTGCATCGAGCAACGATATATTTTCCTGCAAGACATTCAAAAATGGCCTATCGTCAACAGAAATAACAATGGATTGTAGTGCATTTAAACATCCACGATACATATCCTCTGCATTTGAATAAAGTTGATAACTGCTAGCTACAGCTTGCATAGAATAAAATGCCTCTAAATAATCAAGTGCCTCTTGATATGCCTGATAATTATATCTTTTAAATATTCCAAATTTATTTTCAAAATCATCTATAAGTGTATTATATGGTGTTGTTTTTCGCTCTAATAGGAAATTTTTATATTTTAAGGCAAAACCAACCATTAAACCAGTAAATATTAGTACTATAATTAATAGTTTCATCATTAAAAATTGATGCGATATTATTTATCATAAATAATATCTAGAGTAATAAGAATAACTACTACTAAGATGAACAGCAATAGCAGAGAATTTCAACTTTTACAAGATGCCAATTTTAACCAGGAGGCAGTGAATATGTTAAATAATTTGATATCTGGTGAAATATTAGCACAAAGAGGTCCTGCAAGTAGACTTTCTCAAGCTGTAAATATACAGCTTGGCAATAATGTACTTAGCCGTCTTCCTAATATTGGTGTGGATAATGGGGTTATTGAAAACAGATTTATGAACAGTATTTTCCCTCCTGCGCCAGTAAGATCAGCGGAACCGCTTAATAATCCAGCAATTATTAGTAATCTTGGGGGATTTCTCCAACGCCATCGTAATGAAAATATAAGAAAATGTTGGAAAGCTGCTCCTCCAATGCGCAGAGATGGGTTAAATAAAATATTTACTGTGCGTAAAGTAAATAATACTGGGAGAGAAAGTTTTTGCACTGCTACTTTAGCAACGGATGATGCAGAATTAAACATACCAGAAGTACAGCGCGATGTGCCAAGAGGGCTTGCTGCATCTGCCCTGGCTAGTTTTACAAGAGAAACATTACAAGAAGGAGCTGTATCATCTGAATGTTCTATTTGTATGTGCGATATTGAGGTTGGTGAAAAATATGTAATTACTCCGAGATGTTCTCATAAAATCCATGATTCCCCATGTGCATCGCAATGGTTTACTCAATCAACACAATGCCCATCGTGCCGAGAGAACTGTGGGCCCTCGGTTAATCAAGTATGGCGAGAAGAGCTAGATTGATTAATGATAATTCCTAAAAAATTGATTAATTAGTCTAATAGCAAGTTACTATTATACTAATACAGCACAATGACTCCTCTCGAAATTCTTATATTTGATCGTGTTATTAAAAGATTGCAACTAGAAGAAATACATATTTTGGAATATTTTCATAAAGAAAGTAAAAAGGGATTTGCTGAAAGAAAAATTGCAATTGAGCGTTTGGCCGCATTTCATGATTATTGGGTGAAAAATATAACATCAAAGATTGATAAAACAAATACCGAAATTAAACCAAATATGTTTGATGATGTTGATGAACTTGCATACAGGAAACCATGGGGAAGAATGCTAGATACGCATAAAATAATTAAACTACGACAATATCTTGTTACTAAAGGTTGCGATCCTGCAGTTATTAGTGAAAAATTAGATGCTATTTTCGATTTATTAAAACGTAAGAAATTACGAGTTAAGGATATTATTTATGATGCAAATATCATGGAGGTAACAGCTGTTGAAAATCTCCCAAAAGGTATTCTTGATGAAGAATCATCAGATGAAGATAGTTCAGATAATGACAGTGACAGTTCTGATAAAGAAGAGTCATCTGATGATGAAAGTTCAGATGATTAAATTTAATAAATTAATATAAATTATATTAATTTAACTGGTCTAGAGGCTCAAAAAGTTGTTATAATACAAGTCTCGTCTGCAATTACAATCCTAGTATAAATAAGAGATGTTGATTGGAGATGCAATTTGGTATATTCAGTTGTTAAAGTTAGTAAATTCTAATCTATTTCGCGGTCTAGATCCAACAAAAAAGAAGGATTGTGCAAAATTATCTTTAAGGATATGTGCCAAACAACCTCTTTTAAAAAGATCTATTGTAATCGATGCAATTAATGATTTAATTGATCGTTTTAAGCATATACCTGTATTGGCAATTGTAGATAATTATCCAGATGTTCCAGTTTCTTTGCCAGTGTTTACAAAGAAAGAAATAGAAAAATTTAAACATTATGAGAAAATTATTAGACACCTAGAATCTCTGCCACAGCATGCGCAGAAAACACCCGGATGGTTTGCTGATCGTATGAAAGTTATTACTGCGAGTTCTGGTGCCACATCTATTGGAGAATGTAAATATGAGAAGATGTCTAATTTTATCCTAGCCAAGTGTGGGATAAATGATACATTTACTGCAAATGCAAATACGCATCATGGTTGTAAATATGAAGATATTGCGGCAATGATTTATGAAAGACGCAAAGATGTGGTTCTTAAGAATTTTGGATTAATCCTACATCCTAAGGGAAAAGTAGTAGGAGCTAGTCCAGATGGAATTTGTTCTGAAAAAAGAAGAAGTGGTGGTTACTCTCCACTCGTTGGAAGAATGCTTGAAATTAAATGTGTAGTCCAGCGTCAAATATTAACAGAGGGAGATGTTGATGGGGATATATGCCCGCATTATTATTGGGTACAGGTTCAACTCCAATTAGAATGCTGTAGTCTAGATGAATGTGATTTCTGGCAATGTAAAATAACTGAATTAAGTCGGGAAGACTGGTGTAGGGAAATAGATATTAATGGTATGTCTGTACTTACTGGAATGGAAATGGGTCTTGTAATTGAATTACTGCCGAGGGATAAGGTTGAAAAGAATCAATTTTGTCAATATGAAGCTAAATATTTATATCCTCCGAGTATTGGAATGAGCCAGAAAAATCTAGAAGAATGGATAGCTGAAAAGAAAATTGAAATGCAAGGTGGTAAACTTTATAAAGATAATGAGGAGGATGAAGGGCGCATGTTTGATTATCATAAAGTAATATATTGGAGACTTGATAAGGATCATTGTGAACTTATTACAAAAAATAATAAGTGGTTTCGCAAAACCTATCCTAGATTGTTAAAAACATGGTCATATGTTTTATGGTTTAGAAAACACTTAGAGGAAGCTAAATTATGGTATGAATATTCAACCTCAAAGAAAAGTATGACAGAGGCTGATATGATGAAAGTTGCAGACCGTCTAATGAATGATAATCGTAGAGGCTCATATGCTAATGAATTGCGCTCAAAACTTGCCAGTAATAAGTCTCGTTATGTAAAACATCAAGATACTATTGTATTTAATATGAATGATCTCACATCTCTTGTAAATGATAGTGATTGAAAATATTGAAAATATTGAAAAGATTGATATGAATTTCCTTTACTCTAATTGATAATTAGAGTAAATATACACAAATATAAAAGAATGAGTGGACGAAAAGGATTTATCTCTAATAGAGGACCCAATAAGCCTAAGAATGATAAGAAGGTACCACCAAAATCAAAGCGAGATTCTGATAAGGATGAAGTTGAAAAGGATGATCTTAAAAATGATGGTGTTGTTGAATTGAGAACTGTTCAAGGGACCAGATATTGGATGAGTCTAACTGGATCAAATGTGTATCGTTATCGATCTGGTACAAGTCAACCATTACCAGCTAAACATAGTCGCAGTGATCGTGCTAAATATCAAGCAGATAGAATTGGGGTACATAGAAAAGGACGTATTTACTTAATAACGGAGGATGAATCAGATTAATGAAAAATTCTCAAGTATTAATAAGATGTCTCAGAGTAAAAAAACCAAGAAAGGTGGAAATAAAAGTAAATTTAAATGTGATGCATTTACTAAACTAAATGTAAGTGAGGTAAGCATAGATTCGCAGAAACCTAATAAAGTGGAATTAACATGTGCCCCTGGAAAAGAGTATGTTGATGGAAGTTGTTTCACATTAAAAGTTCTTATAGAAATGGCTAGAGCCTATAATGCAACAAATCCTCAAAATCCTATTAAAGATGGCAATATAGATAATGAAAGAGCTTATCGTAAATATTTATTAATTGAAATTGCTAAAAGATTTGAAACTCTGTGTACCGATCAAAGATGTTGGCTTGCGCAAGATTTTATTAAATTAATGAAACCAAATGAGAAAAATGAAGCAGTTAAAGATACAATTAGACCACATGGACCTGGTGGACAATTTAAGTGGCTTGGTACTACTAATATTGATAATGTAATGAAACAGTATGAACAAGCTTATGATGATTTTTACTTTTTTGGGGCAGTACCGGCTGATTTTGATAAATGGGATGATATTGGAAACAGACAGGTGCCATACAAAGGTATTCCGTCAGAATATATTGAATCTATGCTTTTAAAAGGTAAAAAACGTTTCGGCATTGTATTTAATACAGATGAAAGTAATAAGTCTGGACAGCATTGGATATCTGCTTATGCTGATGCAACTACTGGAATAATTGCATTTTTTGATTCTGTTTCAGACCCACCAGGATCTAGAATTCGATCATTGCTTTCTCGTTTCAAAACAGTATTTAAGAAACATAACATTGAACCTATTTATAAAGAAAATAATGCTAAATTTCAATACAAGGATACTGAATGCGGAGTTTACTCTATTAACTTTATTCTAAGAATGCTGGATGATGGTAATTTTGATGAGATCGTTGCTAATCCAATTGATGATGCCACTGTTAATAAATGCCGTGTTGTGTATTTTGGAGGTAAATTATAAACATATATTATGAAAACTAATTTTTCATAATAATTTAAATCTTAAGATTTATGCAAGATATAATTTTCTAGCTTTTCTGCCTCCTAATTGAGATTTTGATTTTAATGATTTAATATTATCATGTGTATCCTCTGCACTATCGCCAAAGAAGCCAAAAGATGCCTTTACTTTTTCTGCTCTTGCTTGTTTTTCTAACTCAAGTTCTGCTAATCTTTCATTAAATTCACTCTCTCTTTGTTCTCTCAATTCTTCAGGTGTTTTTGCTTTTATTTGGTCTGCTGCGGCCATTTCTGTTTCTAAACTCGATTTCGTTTCTTCTGCTTCATCTGAGTATTGTTGTGCTTTTCTTGCAGCAGATCTTTCTTCTCTTTTTTTTGCCCGTAATCTCATGGCAGCAAATTCTGCATCACTATCATAACCACCATTGTCCGAATCATCATCTAAATCATTGCCATCAGCTACAGTAACTTCTCTCGCTGCTTTCTGTTTTGCAATTGTTTCATTGTATAATGATGTTTCTCTTTCAATTCTTAATCTTTCATCTTCTTTCTCCTTTCTTTCTCTTTCATATCTTGCTTCTCTTTCTGCTTCAGCTCTTTTGATTTTCGCAAGTCTCTCAGCTTCTTCTCTTTCATCTTTTAATCTTTCTGCTGCCTCTTCTGCATCATCTCTTGCTTTTCTTGCTTCGTCGTCAGCTTTATACTGTGCTGCTCTTTCTCTCGCTTTCCTTGCTTCATCATCTACTTTCCACTTTGCTGCGCTTTCTTCTAAGTTTGCTCTTTCTTTCGCTCTTTCTTTTGCGCCCTCTTTTGCTTTTTCTTCCGCTCTTGCTCTTTCTGTTGCTTCTCTTACTGCTCTTCTTCTTTCTGCCACTGCTTCTTCATCAGAATCCATGTTAAATGCAGAATTCTTTTTTTCACCTTGATCAGCGGATGTATCAAATTGCGAGCGGGATTGTTTTTGTGAGAATTGCCCCTCTTTTTGCTCTTCGCCATCATCAAATAAATCCTTATTTTGACTTTCAGATACATTGACATTTTTCTTATCCCATCCATCTGGCATACCAGCTACTGTCCAAGGTTGTTGTGATTTATAATTTTGTTCACTTCTCTGCTCATATTTTTGTTCTTCATGATCCTCATTTTGACTTTCAGATTCATTAACCTTTTTCTTATTCCAGTCCTCTGGCATGCCAACTACCGCCCAAGGTTGTTGTGATCTATAATTTTGTTCACTTCTGTTCTCGCCGCTATGCTCTTTTTGATCCTCATCTTGTCTTTCAGATGTATTAACCTTTTTCTTATTCCAGTCCTCTGGCATGCCAACTACCGCCCAAGGTTGTTGTGATCTATCACTTTGTTCACTTCTCTGCTCACCACTATCCTCTTTTTGTTCATCATCACTGTCATATCCTGATTCATGATTAGATGATGGGAAAGATTTAGAAAATAATGATTCTTGTTTAGTCTTTTCCAAATCCTCAAATTCTTTGGCTAGAATTTCCTTCAGCTCATCCACTGATTTAACATTAGTACTATTTAATAAATCAAGTGTTCTTTGTACAAATGCTATATATTTACTAATAAATTTGGGCCTTGCCGCATGTGTTGAATTAGTATAACTGATAATTTGTTCATATGCCTTTTCAACATCATCTGGTGATACTAAGATAGAAATACTCTTTCCCGATTCATCATTGTGAAAAATTCTTGGGAAAATAAGTTTTGCCATAATTTTAATATAATTATTGGCTTTCTCAAGTTCATCTGCGCTAAAAGGACTCCCATTGATATTTCCATTTAATGGAACAGCCATATATTGTCCAGTTAATTCATCAAATGATTTTTTAATACTTTTCACTTCATCCGATCCAGCTAATTCTACTGAATTCCTCCAAGAAATATAATATTCTTTTTTCTCTGGTAATTGGAAAATATCATCTGTGACATGCATAAAGAATAATCCTCTGAAATGATCTTGTCTCAATAACTGATTAACTGCATCTCGCGATTTATCATCAATTTTAAGTAATTGTTTAATTTTCTCTGATGTATGCTCTGACAGAGCATCTCTAAGTTCATTAAGTTCTTTTTCATTCCCCCCACCAAGCTGATTCTCATCTTTCTTAGAAGGGGTGCTGCGGAACATGTTAAAGAAAGAAGAAAATACAGAACCTGTCTTTTTAGCAGTATCCTTGAGTGCTACCTGCAGTCCATTTACGGCCTTACTCATCTTCCCAATGAGTTTAAACTCCATAATACGCTTCTTTGTATCACCTAATACCCCACCCCCAAATTGAGATGAATTGAGCCCTCTTAGGAGTCTCCCATACTTAATAACATCGCGCTGTCGCGAAGCAAGACTGACATTACCGATACGAGGCATTGCTATTCTACTGCTATAAGAGAGTTTTTATTCATGAGATTTTGTGTATTTTATATAAAAATTGTATAATAGATGTATTTTACAATTAAACAGTAAGAGTTCCATGAAATAATTCCCATAAAAATTCATAATCTGGCTGAGTTCCAAGTTCTAAATTCCAACAATATTGCATATACTTAGATAATGCAGGTGGTAATGATAAACTTAATGATTTTTTTGATTTTTCCTTAATTTTTAGGATATTTTTCATTTGCAATCTCTTAGTTGGTGCCTTTAATCCTTGCCAAGGTAGTGAACCTGTCAACATATATATTAAAACATATCCTAAAGACTCCATATCATCTCTCCAGCCATAAACTCTACCATAATGTATATTTATACTCATATATCTTGCTGTACCAACAATTGAACTTGAACTAGAGCTTTCATCATTTTGAGTATATTTATCAATTAAATCCTCCCAGCGTCTAGAAAGTCCAAAATCTAACATATGTACGATACCGGCCTTATCATTTAATCCAAGAACAAAATTATCCGGTTTTATATCTCTGTGAACAAAACCTTGACTGTGAAATTCTTGTAGTATTGTAATAGTTTGCATGGCAATGCGTGCTAAAGTTTTCCATGAAACAGATCCACCCTTGTTTTCGCGCATTGTTGATAATGATGATCCTAAAAGCTCCATCACCAAATACTGATGAAAATATTTACTCCCAGTAATAGCATCTTTATGAACATTGCCGCGACCATAGTAAAAAATTTTTGGAATATATTTCATTTCGCCGTCAATATGTTTATAAATTTCTAATTCACGTTTCATTGTATTTCTTTTATCTAATACTTTTTCTACTTTTATTGCATATTTAATACCAGTTTCTACATCTATGGCTCGATATACTCTGCCAAAACTCCCATGACCCAATTTTTCCTCTATTTCATATTTACCAAATAATCGTGTCATTATATATCTCAATTGTGCTTTTAAGATACAAATTTCTTGAGATCAACCAGACGGGCACAATGAATAGCTTTCTTAAAGAACCAACTGCAAGTGAACCTGATATTATTGATGCAGGGCTTAAGCGCCAATTGTTAAAATTGATGGCATCGAAGCCCCGCGCACCTGTAAATGCTAGTTCGAGGGCCAGTATAGTAGCAATAAATACATTATCTGCGTGGAAGGAATGGGGTATTGAAAATAAATGGGGATTAATTCTAATCTTATCACTTGCTGCTTTCTTATACTATCGCTGGCGCTATTGTCGCAATGATGAAAAACCAGCTGTTCTTGCAAGTGATTTTAAGGTACCAGCACAAGATCCAAATTATTTTACACCACCTACCGCCGCCCCGATGGGCTATGGAGTTCCTGCAACACAGTCAAATGGTTGGAGAGGAAATGGAATGCCAATGACAGGAAATCAAATAGGCCATCAAATGTCTAATTATCCTCTTGAAGTTGAACCAATGGCAGCAAATCAGTTCTAAATTGATATATGATGAAAAATTATCATATATTAGTTAATATATAAATTTAATATGTCTGAGAATTTATTACAAATCTCATCTCCTCAATTCGAATACATTATTATTAATACTAGTTATACTAGTAGAATTGTGCGCCATTATTTGAATCTTGGCGCTTTTATAAATGTAATTACAAATGATCAAACTAATTATAATCTTTCATTGGATATTATTAGAGAACAGACATGTATATTAACATCTGATGAGCATAAATGTAATGGTGGATGTAATATTAATAAAACATGGAAAGTTGGATACGATAGAACATATCCAAATGAATTTATGAAAGATGATTATAAAGGAATATTTGGAGAGAATTCTGGATCATTTATGCCGCTTGCAATTATAGATTCAGTAAATGGTGATGGAATTTATCATTTTGGACATCGCGATACAGATATTATTTTAAAGATTCTTGCAGAAATGAAAATCAATGAAGGTATTGTATTTAAATGTAATAATATTAAGAAAGCTTTTAAAATTATACAATGTATGCAAAATCTTGATTATTGTGATAATTTAAATTTAGGAAATTTATATGAAATGAATATTGTTGAAAAAATAGATGATGGTAAAACTATTGAAGCCATGATCATTAAATTTAATGATTGAAATTAAAAATAAGTTATAATTTAGAATAACTTATGCATTGTTAAGAATGTGTTGGAAGAATGCTGTTAGATTACTATCATTATTTATTGTATGTCTAATTGTAGCCAATATTATACCATATCTAAGACACAAATATAAATATCCTAAATTATTTAGTTCTCCTAGGAATGTTAAATGGAAAACTCCTATTTCTGATTCAGATGATGATATAGTTGAGGATAAATATGATGATGAATCTGATTATAAGGACAATAATAAGGATGAATATATCCTGCCCAAGGATAATAATGAGGATAACTTGGATGCTATTAATGATGAAATTGATAATCTTGTCCCTGAATATGTTGAAGAAATGAATGATTACATTAAGGAAGAAGATAATGTAGGTTCTAGTATTGCAGATATATATGATAATCTCACTAGAGCTCCCGATATTTCAAAAGGAAGAGATATTAAAATGATCTCGGATTCAGCAATTGGGCCACTTGACACATATGCATCTGAATATTCTACCTATTAAAATTGCATAAATATTGAATATGTGTCTAAAAGCTCAGAGATATATAAATAGTAAACCATTACTTAATAACCATATGGATACTGACAATGATAAACATACAATATCTGCAACTAAGGTTGCTAATCTTAAGAAGGCTTTAATAACAGATGTAGGACGATCAGTACAATGGCATCGTATTAAAACAGTGCCTCTTGAAATTAGGGAAGATATTGATAAATTGGCGAATCATCGAGCAATATGGAATCCTGTAGGGGCATCATGGGCAATGGTTTTTACCAGACGGAATAATATTGGATATTCATTCTTTTTACAACGTTCTAAAATATTTCATAGAAATCCAAGATTTATTGCATTTTCTCTCGAAGCAGAAATGAGTATGTATGATGGAACAATAATTGAAGGACAAATGGTATCAGATAAATCTGATAAGGATGGAGATTCTAAACAAGTATTTATTATGCAAGATGTACATATGTTATGTGGCGAGGATATGAGTCGTATTAATTGGCTTGATAAGATGATAAGATTGAAAGATTGTGTTGAACGTAAATTAAAGATGGTCCCTCTCTCTAAAAGTTTTGAGATATCTATTGAAACTGGAACCCCAATGTCAGAACTGCGAAAGATGGTTGAGAAAGGAACAGAGCATATCCCATGGAAAACTAAGGGATTAGTATTTATGCCTCCTAAAAGTGGAACACGATGGAGTTTCATTGATGCAGAACCAGTAATGAAGAAGCCAGAAGAGAAGTTCTCTGTGCCCAAGGATAGTCGTATGGCTATTTTAGAGGTATGTAAAGGAACTATCCAGGATGTATATCAATTGTATGCTAGTGATAAGAAAGGAGTTCGTACAAATATTGGTTTGGCAGGAATACCATCTATTACAATCAGTGCCATGTGTGTTGCCATGTTTAAACAGAGTGGTAAGCGTGACTCAGATACTTTATTAGCTCGTTGTTACTTGGACAAGAATACTGCTAAATGGGTACCATTCGAGTTAGCAAATGGACGTCGTGCACCAGATAAAATATAAAAAATTATTAATTTATTTACTTTTAAATATTATGTATTTAAAATAAAATCATAGACCGATGAGATATGTAAATGAATTTTACTTAGATTATTTATAGAATCTCCTGTGAGATTTTCTCTTTTTTTTGTATGGTATTATTTTTTCGATTGAAAACTCCTTTAATAAACTTTCCTTCATAAAACTCTCCTTCATATCGAGATCCATCTGCAAGATTAACAATACCTTTAATGAGATGTCCGTTCTTTCTTTCTCCTTCATCGCGAGTGCCATTCGCATAGAAGACAGCTCCTTTAATGAGCATTCCATCTTTAAACTCTCCTTCACCGCGAGAACCATCTCTGAGATTAACAATACCTTTAACGAGATATCCATTCTTAAATTCTCCATCATTGCGAGTACCTGTGGTTGCATTAATTGTACCTTTAATGAGATATCCATTCTCAAACTCTCCATGATAACGAGTACCATCATTATTATTGATAGTGCCTTTAATGAAATTTTTATTAGTCCATTCTCCATCGTATCGAGCACCATCAGCAGTATTAATAATACCTTCAAGTAATTCTCCATCATTAAACTCTCCTTCTGCACGAGCTCCATCTTCTCGATTGATAATACCTTTGAGTAGTTTTCTATCTTCAAATTTTCCTTCAGCACGAATACCAATTGCATGATTAATAGTACCTTTAACAAGTTTTCCTTCATCGAACTCTCCATGCTCGCGAGTACCGTCTTCGTAATGAATGGTGCCTTTAATTAGCTGCTTTCTATTATTGAATTCTCCTTCTGCACGAGTGCCATCGGCACGATTAACAATACCTTTAATAAGCGTATTATCTTTGAATACTCCATATCTGCGAGTACCATCTGCATGATTAATAACACCTTTAATAAGCTTTCTATTCTGATACTCACCTTCAGTACGATCGCCATTAGTATGATGTATGACACCTTTAATAAATTCTCCAAACTTCCAGGTACCAACCATGCTACGTCCTTCTTCGCCAATGAGTTTTCCCTCCCCATGCGGTACTAAGTCATGCTTTATTTCACCAGTGTAAGCAAAATTAGGATATTTTTCTAGTGTGATTTTTGTTACCTTGAACACTTTACACTTGCATGTATCGATTTCATTGCAGGCCGCCATGATATGAATATGCTTAGATTTGAGTGTGAAAGAGTATTTGAGTTGTCTGGAATGCTGTTTGGAGCAGCCGAGATTGTAATCTATTAATTATTGATTATTAGTCATCATCAACTAAAATTCATTTCAATTTTTTAAAATACCTCAATAACTAAGAATTTTATATATTATGAAATAATATATAAATGATGTGTAAATGAATGCTTAAATTAATCCTTTTTTTAGTTTTACTTTGGAATCTGAAAAAAATCCATCATGAGATCTGCAGCATCTTCCACAGACATTGATGATGCCGCTGCTTGTTGACTTGATGATAATGCTGGAGATGAGCATCGTTGTCTCTTTCGAGATTCTGCCCCATCTGCATGACTAATAGTTTCTTTGACAAATACGCCATTTAAATAATTTTCGCGAGTGCCAGATGCAAAATTGATAGTACCTTTGATGAGCTTTCTATCCTGGAAATCTCCATCATATCGAGTGCCATCTTCGCGATTGATAGTACCTTTGATGAGACACCAATCCTTGAATTCTCCATGCTCGCGAGTGCCATTTGCATGATTAATGGTACCTTTGAGCATCGTACCATCCTGGAAATCTCCTTCTTGACGAGATCCATCTGCATAATTAATAGTACCTTTGATTATCTTCCCATACCTGAATTCTCCATCCAAGCGATGACCATTTGCGGAGCGAATAACTCCTTTGATGAGCTTGCCTGACTTCCAGGTACCGATCATATTACATCCTTCTTCCTCGGTAGTGATGAGTTTGCCTTGGCCATGTGGAACTGAGTTATGTTTAATCTCGCCAGTGTAGGCATGATTAGGATGCTCTTTGAACGTGATTTTTGTTACATTGAACACAGGACACTTGCAGGTGTCAATTTCATTGCAAGCCGCCATAATTATGCTTGGATTTAAGTGTGAAAGAGTCTTTGAGTTGTCTGAAATGCTGAGTGTGAGATAGCAGAAAGTGTAGTATAAAATGTTAATTTATTTGTCACAATCAGGTGATAATGATTTCAATTTTTCGAGTACATAAATTAAAGCTGAATGTTGATATTATAATAATACATTTAAGAACAATCATGAAATAAATTTTTTATTTTATCATATTTAATAATATTTGTTTCTGTTTTATCATTATGGCCATTTTCAGCAACTTGATAGCTATTGCAATCATCGCACATGAATTTTTCTTTTGTAAGAATGTATGATGGAATGCTCATTGAAGAAAGATTACCATTTACATTTAAATATCCACAATTACAACTTGTACATTTAATACAATTATAACATATTTTTTTAGGAGAACATATAATTTTAGAATTATTCATTATACATTTACTGCATGTTGAAATAATATAAATACGATATTTACTACTTTTGCATACATCGCATTTTCCATCACATAATGAATCGATACAATCCGGATTAAAACATTTAGTACAATGTTGTACCATATTTGTTAATTGTGTGAACATTGTTGTTACGATTTTCCCATGTTCTTTTGCTGTATTACCCATGCATTCTGTACACTGAATATTAGTAGGATCATCCTTAAAATATCCATATGGAATAATATTAGTATTATTATCATTTTTATTATAATACATTTTTTCACAAACAATATATTTATTGTCTTTTTTAATAATTCCATTGCATTTAAATATGCATCCATACATACATACAGTTTTGTAACAACATTTATAACCATAGCGCTTAAGTTCTATTTCAATATAAGTGTTTTCTCGATATTTAATCATTCTTTGTGTATTTATACAATTTGGTATTTTAATTAATGGATAACCTTCTTGAAAACAATGATCACATTTATTTATATTTTTCCCATCATTTGAATATTTGCATCCATAACAAACAATTCCGGGTTTATCAATCAGACATTTTTTACATTTATAACACATGTATTCTTCGAGACGATTTCGTCGTATTTCATGATTATATATAATTTGGCTTTCATCACCATCTATTATTCTAAAAATTATATCATTTTTATCATAAAGGCATATTGCATTTGATCCGCTAATTGCTTTTCTAAAGAATTTTTCAGTATAAGGATTTTTGCAAATTAATACTAAATTATCACAATCTAAAAAAGTTAATACTTTTCTAAATAAACACTCTGGAAGTTTTTTTAATAATTGAAACTGATTATTACACTGAGGAATAATGAAAGACATATTAACTTAGATAAATAACATAATAATTTAGCTAAGATACGCATTACTAATCAATATTTTTGACTTATAACATGATAAATTTAATATAATAACATTAAACTTATTTTAAATGAATACAATGATGCATGAAACATTATCCATACTACCTCGTTTAATTGCCTCATTGCAGATTTCCTTAGATACATCTAGATTCTTATCTTTCAATACAGGTCTACCTGTTTTAGAATCAGGTACCATTCTCTCCATTACAAAATCACTAATATCTGTATTGCTGAAAACATCCCAGATACCATCACAACCAAGCATTATAAAACTATCTCTAGAGGTTATGTTATAATTACTAAAACAATCTGGTTTATGCGATACATATGGCGTGGCTTCAAGATCCCCATATGCACGACTTACAGATAATCCACAGATTCTCCAATCATTTGCCCTATCTAATTCTAATTTTGCAGTTCTATGAATCTTTTCATTATTACCCTTGTAGTGTGCAAATAATGTCATAATTCTATTGCGTTCTTGATAAGAACCAGGTTTATGATCACGAGTAAGCTGAATACCAATATCATCTCTGTTCAATAGAGCTCTACAATCACCAGTATTAATAACTTGGAAACTAATTGAATTATTTTCCTCATTTTTATAGAAAATTACAATTAATGATGTGGTTCCAGATGACTTTGATTCTGGTTTTGCAGAAAGAGCACTCTGTACACGATTAGATATAGTGAGAATATCCTTGCTGTGCAATGGATAGCTCATACTACGATGGGTAAGAAAGCGGCGAAATGTACTTGCTGCTTTCCTAGACATCATTGTCCCCTCAGGGCCATGGCCGTCAAATATCCCTAACAATAGAATTGCTGGCGCATCTCTGCTATTTTCATCTAAGTTATCAAATACAATTTCAGTATCCTGATTTTCATCTCGATGCCCAATAAGCGATGATTTCTGTATAATACGCTCCATTACTAAACAGTTATGAAAAGTTATATAACTAATCGCGAAATTAATTAAATGAATTTTAGTACATTACTAGATTGAATGAATAATTAATAGATATATGTCTATTAAATTTTGCATTATTGTGTAATAATTTACTGGATAAGTGCTATTTGCAATTCAATATATTTACATACTCATAATATAACTTACCATTTTATGATAATCTTGTCCACCTGGATAACTTCCTTTTGCTGGCATACATAACAGTTCTCCATGAATCCATCTTACTCTTTTTAATCTCCTCATTCTGATCTTCTTCAGACAATATCTACCGAATCCTTTTAAGGTTTTATAATTATTACATACTTGTTCATAACTGTAATTTTTACCATAAATGTACCAATGCGTATTTTCATATATTTTAATCGCAGGTAATCCACCTAGACGATGGAGTTTGCCATATATATACCATTTAGCCATTCCATTTGCAAACTCGATGGCAGGTAAATCATTATCGCGATGACGATTTCCATTTACATACCAATGTTTTTCTCCATCTATAAATTCAATTGCAGGTAAACCATTATCGCGATGACGGTTTCCATTTACATACCAACATTTATTACCATTAACATTTTCAATAACATGTAAATCATTACCACGATGCAGTACTCCATTAGAATTATACCATCTCTTAGTACCATATTCATCCGTTTCCATTGTCATTTTTGTTTTGGATTGAAAGAGTGTAATTAGTTGTATTTCTTGTGTATTATTAACTTAATCATAATTATGTATAACTAAGCAATATAACAATCAATTTTTCATACTCATAAAATAACTTATCATTTGATGATAATCTTGGCCACCTGAGTAATTGCCTTTTGGCGGCATACATAATAATTCTCCATGAATCCATCTTACTTTTCTTAATCGCCTCATTCTGATTTTCTTCAAAGAATATCTTACCAAATCCTTTTAAAGTTTTGTAATAATTATATACTTGTTCATAACTGTAATTTTTACCATAAATGTACCACCGCCCACCTCCATCAACATATTCAACTGCAGGTAAATCGCCAAGGCGATGAAATTTATCATGTTCGCACCAAAATTTACCTGCTGTATTTTCTATAGCAGGTAAACCGTTATCACGATGAGATTTTCCATTTACATACCAATGTTTACCGCCATGTGCATATTCAATAGCAGGTAAATCATTGTTTCTATGTAATTTTCCATTTTGCATTGCGCCATCTTTTAGTATCATATTCATCTATTTGCATTGTCATTTTGTATTTGAATACAAGTTGTACTTTTCAGTGTATTATTAATTTATTATTTATATAAACAATATACTAATCAATTTTTTACATACTCATAAAATAACTTACCATTTGATGATAATCTCGACCACCCGGATAACTTCCTTTAGGAGGCATGCATAACAATTCTCCATGGATCAATCTTACTCTTTTCAGTCTTTTTATTCTGATTTTCTTCAAACAATATCTACCAAAGTTTTTTAAGGTTTTGTAATAATTACATACTTGCTCATATGTATATTGTTTTTCATAAATCCGCCATTCTCTATCTCCGTCTGCATATTCCATGGCAGGTAAACCACCTAATCTATGCAATTTATCATTTACCCACCATTCCTTATTTCCATTTACAAGTTCGATAGCAGGTAAATCATTGTCGCGATGTATTTTCCCATGTACGCACCATAATTTACTTCTATCTGCAAATTCAATTGCATGTAAACCATTATCGCGATATATTTTTCCATTTACATGCCATTCTTTACGCCCGTCTGCATATTCACTTGCAGGTAAATCATTATCGCGATGTAATTTTCCATTTATATACCATTCCTTATCACCATTTGCTCTTTCAATAGCAGGTGAATCATTATCACGATGTAATTTTCCATTTATCCACCATTCTTTAGTTCCATCTGCATTTTCAACAGCAGGTAAATCTCCAGCTCGGTGAACTTTTCCTCTTTTATACCAGAATTTATTACCATCTGCTAATTTTATAGCAGGTAAATCATGATCGCGATGTAATTTTCCTTTTGCATTATACCACATTTTATCACCAGCATTGTTAATTTCGACAGCCATTTTGTTTTAGATACAGTGTGTACTTGGATGCAATATTTAATGTACTATAAACCTATTACTATAATAATCTATTAAAGCAATATAAAAATCAATTTTTTACATACTCATAAAATAACTTACCATTTGATGATAATCTTGGCCACCTGGATAACTACCTTTTGATGGCATACATAACAGTTCTCCATGAATCCATCTAAGCCTTCTTAGTTTTCTCATTCTAATTTTTCTAAGACAATATCTACCAAATCTTGACAAGGTTTTGTAATAATTACAAACTTGCTCATAAGTATATCTTTTATTATAGATATACCATCTTTTTCCCCCACTTGCACACTCGATGGCAGGCAAACCGCCAAGACGATGACATTTCCCATTTACATACCAAAATTTAGAACCATTTACATATTCCGCAGCAGGTAAATCATTATCCCTGTGCCATAGTCCATTTACAAACCAAGATTTATCACCATTTGCACATTCAATTGCAGGTAAATCATTATCGCGATGTAATTGTTCATTTTCATTACAGCATGTTTTAGTACCATATTCATCAGTTTCCATTGTCATCTTATTAAATATTACAAGAGTGTATTATATTTACTTAGTTTTACAGTTATAATTAACCAATATAATCATATCAATTTTTACATATTCATAAAATAACTTACCATTTTATGATAATCCTGACCACCTGGATAACTACTTTTAGGAGGCATACATAACAGCTCTCCATGAATCCACTTTAATCTTTTTAATTTTCTCATTCTGATTTTCTCATTCTGATTTTCTTAAGACAATATCTACCAAATCTTGTTAAGATTTTGTAAGAATTAATTACTTGTTCGTATGTATATCTTTTTCCATAAATGTACCAGGCTTTTGTACCATCATAATATTCGTATGCAGGAAATCCTCCAAGACGATGATGCTTGCCATTTGCATACCAACCTTTATTTCCATTTTTCCATATTATTGGTGAAAAATCATCATTACCAGTATGCAGTTGTCCATTGGAATTATGAGAAATTTTATCTCCAAAAAAATTAATATATGAGTATGTCATTTTGTTTCTAAAGTTATTCTTGAATAATTTTTCAAACTGTATTCAATATTTATTATTATTATTATAAACAAGCAATCAATTTTTTACATACTCATAAAGTAACTTACCATTTTATGATAATCCTGACCACCTGGATAACTACCTTTTACCGGCATGCATAACAGTTCATTGTGAATCCATCTAAATCTTTTTAATCTTCTCATTCTGATCTTTTTCAGACAATATCTACTAAATATTGTCAAGATTTTGTAATAATTAATTACTTGCTCATATGTATATTGTTTACCATAAATCCACCACTCTTTATGACCATTTGCAAGTTCAATAGCAGGTAAACCATTAAGACGATGCAAATCGTCATTTACATACCAAAATTTAGCCCCATTTGGATATTCAGATGCATGTAAATCATTGCCGCGATGCAGTTCTCCATTTACATACCAATGTTTTTCACCATTTGCATATTCTATAGCAGGAAAATCATTCCCGCGATGCAGTTCTCCATTTGTATTATACCATCTTTTATTGCCTTTATAATCAGTTTTCATTGTCATTTTGTTTTGGATTTGGATACAGCTTGTACTTGAATGCACTCTTTAATGTACTATAAACTTATTACTAGCATGTTCTATTCAAGAACTTTAACAATCAATTTTTATAAATTAATATAATATATTGTATTATCAGATTCTATTATTTTAAAATATATTTGATATATATCTCCATACATTATTACTGCATTTGGATATTGTGCAGTAATAGCTCGAATTTTTCTCTCTATAAATGCTCTATCAGTTGCAGTTGTGTTAGCCATAACGATCTTGATTATACTAGCTCTGTAAGATGATTTTAGAGAAATAATTGCTATCAATTTTTATTAAGAACATTAAATGAATTATTAGTTATTTAAACTAATAATATAATAATAAATTTTTTATTTATTCTCCAAGGTTGAATTTATTCTTGGCCTTTTTTGGGGTAAAATCATAATCTGCATCTTTATCACTTTGATCATCACCATCATCCTTCTTTTCTGCACTTGTTCGAAAGAAATCGGTAACATCACATTTAACTGCATCCTTACACCACTTTTGCGAGACCTCCTTAGGCTTGAAATCATCTGATACTGGAGAAATATCATCATCTGAATCATCAACATTATTAATGAATTGTTTAATATTAGATACCTTAGCACCACGGCGGCGATGTAACTCTTTTTCAATTACTCTCTCGAATATTAGCTCAGGATTTCTCATAATCAGTGATAAGAATTGACAAACAGGAATCATAATCTGTTTACGGATATAATACATATAATCCAATTTCAATTTATGTTCCTTTACCCAATCAGGATGTTCTACTCTTTCTGATTGAATAGCATCCTTCTTTTCAATACCATTTTTATCGATTCTTACAAACACATAAGGAATACGATCATTTGCGCGGGGAGCATTACCAGGATCTCTTTCAGCCATGCGCAGGGCTAATTGATAATGTGCAATTTGTTCAGGCTTTTTATATACTGATCTGATTGTCTTAGCAATAATAAATCTGGAAATAGGAATCTTATCATTCAGAATCTCAATTAATTTATGCTTAATAAATTTAATAGCCTTTTCTCGACTACGCAATTGCATAATTTTGCGAATAACACCACCGAATACATCCTTTACGATTAATGCATTATCGCGTCGTTTGAGTACAATACCCATACTAACATCCTTATACTCATCAATGCTATCCTCATACTTACGTCCAAGATATCTCTTCTTACTCAGAATAGCGAATGGACACAGAATCTTCTCAAATACAATCTTTTGAGGCCATGGTACACATTTATTAATTTCATCTGCCATGTTTTTACCATATGCCATTGCTTTTTCAAGAGCTGCCCTCCCAGTAAGTGGATTTCCTGCATCATCTACAATTCTAAATTGGATAAAGATCGAATCAGTATCTCCATAAATTACTACAGCATCCGGATAGATTCTGGCAACAATCTTAATAGCCAGATGTAGCATATCTCTACCAGTAGCAGTTGTAGCCGCTGCAATTTCACGATAATAGATGGCACTTGTTCTCGCACCAAGTAACCCATAAAGAGAATTTGCAGTTATCTTGAATGCATTTTGGAGTCCATCTAGAATCTTTTTGCGAAAATCATCAGTTTCAGTTTTCATAAGCCCCTTGGTTGCTGTACGCGCATCAAGTAAGCCTCCCAAAATCTTTGGAATAATACCAAGTTCCATTGTGTAAGGTTTTGCAAACTTAACACATTGAACTGTGCCATCATTATTCTTAATCCATGTATGATAGTAATAATATTCAGGTAAATTTGCATATTTTTCATCCTCTATAATTGTCTCATGTGACATATTTTTATGACGTTCTGAATTTGGATATAATGAGTTATAATCAAGAACAACCGTCGGTGTGAAATATACACCAGGTTTTGGATCAAGGACTGTTGCACCCTCATATCCAACACCAGAATCCTCAATTGGATTACCCTCATCATCTAACACAACCTTCGGTTTTGGTAAGACCGGAATAAGATATCCTTCATCTCTACAGCGCTTCGCTACTAAACTTGTACCCTTAATACCTTGTCCGCGTAGGAAAAGATATGATAATGGGACACTACACACATTACTCATACCAATATTATTATTAAGAACCTGTAATTTGTTAATCAATCGGTTACCAAGAGCACAATCTTGTAAGCAATATTTAGCAATAATTGCCCTAGATTTTGGCCCCTTTTTCTGGAGTTCAAATATCTGACGTGGTTTAATGTCATCCTTGGCCTGAGACCATGTCCATTCGAGATTTCTCTTTTCACCCTCATCATCAGCTGCTGTTTGAATACTATTAAGTTCGGCAACAAGTTCTTCTGATGCAGTACTCCAAATAATACCCTCTTTTGCATCAATACTGATAACAGGGAATTTTTCACCATATGGATTTATTGATATTCCATCATTAAATGATAATGCTATGAAATCCCCATCAACAATACCTGTTGTACTTTTAGTTTTAATTTTTAGATTACAGCGCACTCCATTATGTTTTGGTGGTTTATCAATTGTTTCAAGGGTCAATATTTTTTCCTTAATGAAATAACTAACAACATAATCAAGTTTATAACTTTCAAGTTTATAATCTCTCTGAACTACCTTCATCAAATCAATTTGAATTCTCCCAACCATATCAAGATAATGTAACACATTATCACCTAATGCAGATGAGCTTAGTTTCTTTTCTTTGAGTTCACTTGTTAGATTCTTAATTCTGCCAATATTCTTCATAAAGGTAGAAAGTTCACATTTTTCATGACGATCAAATATATATTTATCATCGAAACCAAAACCATTATAATGTGTAACTACATCTGGATTTTCGCGAGCTAATTCTCTTTTCCATCCTTCTAATAATTTTCCTTCTGTTGGGAATGATTCAACAACTGCACCAGGTATGGGATCACATGAACCTAATACACCTATCCATTTTCTATAGCATTCATCTTCGCCATAGCGAGAATATGTTTGCCCAATCATTGTAATATGATCTCCATCTCTTGAGGCTTGTGGGAAATTACCATCAATACTAGTACATTCTAAATCATAACATGCAATAGTAAATGGAGCAACACTTGTACCTTCTGCTGGATGTAAATGTTTCCAGTTCACTGCAAAATTATGAGTATTTATCGAATCCTTTATTGGTGTTGCTTTCTTTTCATCAATTTCAATCCAACCAGATGAATTCATTTTTCTCAAATGAATAAGACGCAATAGAGGTTCAATATTACTTTCATACAAGGGATAGAGTTTGTCTTGCGGCTGTTTATTGCGGCTAAGAGTACCAATATTAATTTTATTATGCAGAATCTTCTCCCATGCCCGGAATGCCTGCATATTAGTGAAAACTAATTGCATAAAATTAAACTTTTTCTTATTTGTAAATCCTCTGAATCTATGCCGCTTTACTAATTTATAACTTAATAATCCTTCTTTTGCTGCTTTCCAATTACCAAGCCTTTCTTTAATCGTATCAATTAATTGAGTGCCGTGATGACTTTTCCAATTGTCCGGAACCTGGACATAGAAAAACGGTGTAAAACCGTCAACTCTTAAGAATACGCTCTCTGCGCCATCCTCTTTTGATGTTTTTCCAAAAACTCGAACCGCGTAGGTTTTTCTACCTTCCTCATCCTCTTCGTGATAAGGTTGCCAGTCGAGTACATTGAAGCGCATTATATGCTTACTCAATAAAGCAAGCTCTCAGTCTTAACCGATATATATCAATTTTTAGGCCTAAAGCCTAAAAATATTGATAGGATTATTGAATGGTCTAAGCTTTTTAGACATATTAATACTAAGATTACATTTTCCTCTTAATAAATGACCTCAGAAAATTTATCAGCACCTGTAGTATCCCAAGAACCTATAAATACTATTATTGTAGGAGGTGATGGCTTATCCCCAACTGATTATGCTGGACGTATTGGACTTGCAAATTTAGGGAATACATGTTTTATGAATAGTGTTTTGCAGTGTTTGATACATCTACCAGAATTTATGAATTACATTAGGAGTTGGGAATATTTACATGATTTTGGATTGAGCCTTACAAAATATGTAAAAGATAAGAATTTGCCAAATACTGAGGAGAATATTACTGCTATCAGAGATAGGACAACATCTTACAGATTCTTTGAGGTAGCAACATGTATGTGGAAACATGGTGGTAGAATTCGCCCAACAAATCTCCATAATAGTCTTTGTCGCATGCAGACAGAACTTAGTGCTAGAAAACCTTATGAACAGCAACAAGTACATCAATTTAATAAATTTAATAAATTACAACAAGAAGATGCCCATGATATGTTTACTCATATTATTGATCGTCTACATTCAGAATTATCCAGTACTAATATCATTACATTTATTAATCCTGAGCCAGGAGTAGTGGCATTCACACAGAAAAATGATATTTACATGAAATTGATTACAAGTGATGGAATTTCTGAGGAAGATAAACTAGTTGCTACTACGGAATTAAATAAATATCGTCGTGAAAATCACATGGATTATATGGCATACATGTCTTATGAGGCATGGCGCAAATATGTTGAATTTTATGGCCATTCTGCAGTCAGTAATTTATTTGATAGTATTTATAATACACGAGTAACTTGCGTCACATGTAATACTACGAGTAATACTTTTGGGGTCCAGCGAACTCTGGCACTTGAACTGGTTCTTAATGAGGAAAAGAAATGTACAATTGAGGGATGCATTAATAGATTTATGCGATCTGAATTATTACATGGGGATGAAAGTTATAAATGCGAACTTTGTAATAAAAAAATGCCGGCTGTAAAAGAGTATCGTTTCTGGGAACCTGCTAAATATTTAGTAGTGCAACTAAAGCGCTTTAAGAATGCATCAATGGGTGTTGGTAATTTTGTTGGTGAAAGAATTAATACACCAATTTCATATGGACATAAATTAAATATTACTCCTTGGATCTCGCGAGAGAGAAATACTGCTTATACTTATAGTCTCGTAGCAGTATCATTGCACGGAGGTAGTCTTGAGGGAGGTCATTATACTGCATATGCAAAAGTTGGAAATAAATGGTACGATTATGATGATGCAGTAACTCCAGCACCACAAGTTAGCGCAGATAGAGCAATTGGAGCTGATTCAAGTGCATATCTCCTTTTCTATGAACTCGATGAATAAATAGATGCATATTATAAATATGTGCAAAATTGATATTATAAGTTTATAATATCACTTAATATAAAACCTGTATTAGAATTTGGTAATTATCCTGGTGACCAAGATTATCATTTTTTATGAATATGTAAAAAATTGATATGTATTTTACTTACTTATTTTATTTATTTCTTAATAAATAAGCTATTTGTCCTAAATGAGTTATATAATAATTAAGTTCTTGAAAAGATTTTTTAGTTTTGTTGATTATCCATTTATAAATTTAAACAAGCATTGGTATGTTAACGGTAAACATCATCGCGATAATGATTTGCCTGCCATAGAATATGAAAATGGTAGTAAAGAATGGTATGTAAATGGAATACATCACCGAGATAATGGATTGCCTGCAATTGAATATTCTATTGGCATTAAATTCTGGTATGTAAATGGAAAAGTACATCGCTTAGGTGGTTTAGCTGCAATTGAGCTTGCCAATGGGAATAAATCGTGGTACATTTATAATAAACAATATACATATGAACAAGTAATTAGTTATTACAAAATATTAACAAAATTTGGTAGATATTGTCTTAAGAAAATCAGATTGAGAAGACTGAAAAGAATAAAATGTATTCATAATGAACTGTTATGTATGCCACTAAAAGGTAGTTATCCTGGTGGCCAAGATTATCATCAAATAATAAGTTATTTTATGAGTATGTAAAAAATTGATATTATAAACTTATGATATCTTTTAATATAAACTTGTAATAGAACAAAAGACAAGACAATAAATTATAATCAAACTAAAATGTGCGCAGCCAATACGAAGAAAAGCTGGTTTAATGAACATGGACAATTTCATAGAGATAATGATTTACCTGCTATTGAATTTATCAATGGTGATAAATATTGGTATGTAAATGGAATACATCATCGAGATAATGGTTTACCGGCAGCTGAAAAAACATATGGTAAATTTTGGTTAGAATATGGAAAATTACATCGTCTTAGTGGTTTGCTCGCTATTGAATATGTTACTGGAGATGCACGGTGGTACATTTATGGCTCTAATCATAGTTATGAACAAGTAGTTAATTATTACAAAATCTTAAAAAACTTTGGTAGATATTGTTTGAAGAAGATCAGAATGAGGTGATTAAGAAGAGTAAAATGGATTCATAACGAACTGTTGTGCATGCCAGTCAAAGGTAGTTATCCAGGTGGCCAAGATTATCACCAAATGGTTAGTTATTTTATGAGTATGTAAAAATTGATATATGTTTATTTTACTTATTTATTTAATATTAAATAAATAAGCTGTTTATCCTTAATGAGTTATATTTGTGAATTTTTTAGTAAAGTATTTAGGTTTGTTAAAAAGCTTTGTAATGATAAAAAATTATCATTTATCGATTTATATATAACTAAATTCTATAAAAATAAAGATAAAAAAATACATCGAGATAATGACTTACCGACAGTTATAAATGCTACTGGGGATAAATTATGGGAAAATGAACGTGAAGAATGGCACAGAGATAATGATTTACCTGCAGTTGAATTTGCAAATGGTACTAAATATTGGTTTGTAAATGGAAAGTGTCACCGTGATAATGGTTTACCTGCAATTGATTGTATAAATGGAGATAAATGGTGGATTGTAAATGGAGAGCGCCATCGTATTGGTATTTTACCTGCCGTTGAGCTTGCCAGTGGCTACAAAGCATGGTATATTTATGATAGACAATACACATATGAAGAAGTATGTAATTATTACAAAACATTAACAAGATTTGGTAGATATTGTCTTAAGAAAATCAGGATGAGACGATTAAGGAGACTTAGATGGATTCATGGAGAACTGTTATGTATGCCAGCAAAAGGTAGTTATCCTGGTGGACAGGATTATCATAAAATGGTAAGTTATTTTATG